CCCCACTTCACAATGAATCGGAAAGTGAAATCTCCTCCAGAAGGCTCCGTCATCAATGATAGGTTTAATACCATTCATCGATATGTCGAGAGGCCATCCGTAGGCAAGATTTGACGTGGCAATAATGATCGGGGAACAGAACTTTTGGCCCTTCTCTTCGAGAGAGGCCATTGGTACTGTATATGGATTAGATGAAACGAGAGTTTGAAACTCCCGGATATCTTTTCCTTCGGTTGACTGTCCGAGATCGTCAAGAATGACGATCGGCTGGCCAGTATAACCGTCCCAATGTTCAGTATTGCATGTCCGTTCATAACAGAGTTTGGTGTAATGTACACCGGGGAAGATGGAAGCAAACCTTGAGATAATCTCAGGTAGAACTTTACTCTTCCCCGATCCGGGAAGTCCGAATAGGCCAATGACAAAAGGCTCAATTCGATCATCTGGATCGGTGTAATGACCAAACTCCGTGTCGTGAAGACGTTCATTATAGACTAAATCTCCTTTCACACCCCCGACGTTCCTTGGGAACTGACAAGTGGCTCGATTAGATGGAAAGAATCCCTTTTCGGGATTGTAGTACTTTCGTACCAATTTTCCAAATTCTTGACCTCTTGTTCGGAGGGCTGTCAATGCAACTGCAGAAACACCCGGGTGTGCGGATGAGAGTTGTGCTCGATGCTCTTCAAGAGTTTCTTGGATGAAAGATTCCGGAACCTCTTGACAGAGACTTTTACCTTGCAGGAAAGAGAAATACAGTTGAACTCGTTCAACTTGTGAAAGCTTGCTCTCACAGTGTTTCTTCACATCTGCCGGTAGAAGGTTGATCCGAACCCCAGCTGGGAGTTCAGATTGATCCATCGAGACACTAACCATATAACATAGCGAATTCTTTATTACCTTAATCAACTTCTTCTCACTGATTTCTCCTAGTTTTACCATTTCATGGTAAATCTGGAGGAACAGAATGGTGAGAAGATTTTCACTAGATTTATGGAACCTGCCCCCGCGACCTCTTTGAAAGGTTAACGGAGTAATGTTCCACATCTTTAGTGTGATGAAAAGGGAATAAGACAGTTTCAGGGCATGGACAAACTTCGTGTAATTCTTGAATTTACACGGGAATTGTCCGACAGTACGATCGAGCATTATACCGTTCACCAAACAAAACCGGATCCAATTAAAATTTTCGGATCGCTGGCAATGTTTCAGGTGATTGTATAATGTGCGAGATTTGCTTCTCACTTTCATCTCGAGGTTACCTACATGAAGCACGTAGGTAAATCCAAGAGAGTCAGACACAGTCTGACCCACCTCCAACAAGTGGAGGAGAGAGTGCAAGCAGTTGTCCAGCTGGACCTCGTGTAGGTAGAAA